AAACTGTCCTTGTGGTAAACTTGCATTGATCACAGCATTGAATTGATCAAGGAAATTGTCATTGGTCAAATCATTCCATAGTATGGCAGTGTTGGAAATGTCTTGTCCGTTGGAATCCAACACACTTTCTGTGGTGGACACAGATGTAATTTTTAAGAAGCCTGATGCGGCAGTGTTTCTCTTTGGCTGAAATGAAATCAATCTTGCCAGTCTCAGCACAGATTCTTTGCGTTCTGCAAGATCAATAAAGTTTTCTCTGGCATTGAGATCAACACGATATGAAATTGATTGTGCAACATATGAAATCATATCAATGAGAGCAACATATTCTGATGATTCAATGAAGTCATTGAACGACTCAGGATAGTTCAATTGCAGATAGTCTATCAGTGTTCTTCTGATGGTGTCAAAATCGTAAGATTTAAAATCTGCTTGTTGGAATGTGCGATATATTTGTTGCCACACTGTGTTGGCCAAAAGACTGTTTTGTCGGGTGTTAGAAGCCATATAGAATATTTATTGCAAACAATATGTGACCTGTTAATAATTTGTGGTTTGGTTTGAAAAAACTTGGCTAGGACCTTGCAGTAGGCCTTGATTTTGATCAAACAATAGATTGATAGTTTCGCCTATGGCATAGCCAATGTACAGCACAGTCATCTTTACAGACAGGCCGTTCTCAGATTCTTGCACTTCAATCTGATCCAGTGTCACTCTAGGGTCATAGTTGACCACGGATTCAACATCTTGAATCACTAGATTTTTTGTTTCATCATCCAGTGGATCAAACACATACAACCATATGTTGGTGCCGAATTCAGGATTTTCAAGTTTTTCACCTTTGCGAATGTTGAAATGATTCAACAAGTCCTGTTTGACCAATTCAATATCATACAGTTTAGGATCTTTAAACTCTCTGCCCTGCGTAGAAAAGCCTTTGAAAATCTGTGTGTTTACAGATGTTTTCTTTGTTTGTTTTTGATTTGTGAAGTTTACAATTGCCATCAGTTATATTTAATCTCCTACAAATACGTCAGTGGAGCCAGTTGCTGTGTGACCACACGTGGCTGCATCGCCTGCATTGCACACTGCCACTCCGCCAACAAACACATTGTTGGATCCTGCTGTCATTGTGGCGTCGTTGTGTGGGGATATGCCATGACTGGCAACTGCATTGCCGTTAACAACCACCTTTTCTGCGTTGGCAAACACAGTTGATTGTGTTGCAATAAGATCACCAACTGCGGCATCATTGTCTCTGCAGATTCCTGGCATTATGGCGTAAACCTTGAATCTAGTCCGGTTTCTTCTCTGTCTGTTTCTTGTGGACGTGTAAACAGTCTGCGTTTGTTTTCGTGTTCAGCATATGGTTCTTGAGTGGGCACACGCTTCATAATAGACTTAGTTTGATTTACTCCTGCATTGTCAAATGTTGTCAACTGTGACAACACAGTGGAAGAAACCTTCCCATCAGTGTTAAAATGTATTTGCCCTTCATCTGTGTTGACTAAAAAATCATTTGTGGCAAATGTTTTGACATCGTTGCCTGCACGGATTAAGCCATCTGTGCCAATGTATAGTTCTGTGTTGGCTGAAGATTCAACTCTCACTCTACCAGTGGTAGCAGATGCTGTTGAATTCACAAGATTATCTCCTGCGTTTTGTCCAGTGGCCTTGATGTTGACATTTCTACCTGCTTCAATGTTGACATCACGTTCTGCACGCATGTTGAAATCGTTGTCTGTGTGTACACTCACTGAGTCTTTGGCATAGATGTCGATCTTGCCGTCTTTGGAAAATTCAATCCAAGCAGTGCCATCATTGTTGATGATGTATGCCAAACCTTCTGTGTTGTGCAACAACAACTGTGCTCCTGAACGTGTTCTCAAACGAATCAATTCATTTTCAATTTCTGTGGCATTAGCAGTGCCTTCTCTCAACACCGGTGTACCGTCATCCATCACAAATGTATTGCCACCCAGTCGCGAATGTGCAACTTTGGAAAAATCAAATTCATCGCCTGAATCACCATATATCTTGCCGTGCCTGTTGATGGCATTTTGTTTGGCAGTTTGTTGTCCTTCGAAGTCAATGGGGCCAGGAGTCGATATGCCAAACACCTGTGATGGTGTTTCACGTCTTGCTGATGATGTTGTGGTGCCACGCACATCATCTTTGGCTAGTCCCTGTTCAATCAGTGTGTCAGTGTGGGGTGCATGCACTGGTCTCACTGTGAATGCCACATCGTCTCTTACTTTTTGATTGATCCTTGCAACATTTTCAGATTCAGCTTTACGCTGTGCTTCTGCCACAGGTGCTGATTCTAATGCTTCTGTTTCATAATATTTTGTGTTTTGTTCTGCATTGCCCACAAACTTGTTGGGCTCACTGGCGCCAATGCCTGGTGTCATGTGATTCATAAAATCTTCATACACACATCCAATCCAATATGCATCATTGGGATTGCCGTCTGCAAACAGCACCAGCACTTTGGTATCCACATCTGGTGGCACCATCCAAAAGCCATATGACTTTTGTGTGTTGGCAAATTCTCTGTCTCCAGAAGAAGTGTCTCTCAGCGGTGTTTGGCCAGCAAAAGGTGAACAGTAAGAACAGGGCACTGTGGTTGCACTGGCATTTTTGTCATCATATTTGCCATGCAGATCAGGAATATGCACAAACAGTCTGCCCATCCTGTTGACATCCGTAGGGTTTTTAACATAACCAACGTAAGGACCAGGATTTTGTTTGATCTCCTGTTCCAGTTCTGTGTATTTTTTTGATCTATTTTCTGCCATTTGCTTTTTTTATCTATTATACAAATTTAACCTATTGTTATTTTTTCGCACCACTGTGTTAGCGGTATTGTCTTTGCGAAACTTTAATTTTTTCAAGTAGTTTGACCTATTATCGTTAGTTGTAACACCAACATTTATGTTATTGTCGGCGTTTACATTGAATCCACGTGCTTCCATTGCTCTTGTATTAGTTTTTGTGACATTGCCACTGCTGTTATCGCCTGTGACTGAGCCAGTAGATGCTATAACATTTCTTGATGTTTCATATATCTTTTTTTGTTGCTCCCTTAGAATATGATCATCATACACTGACCCTTCTTTGCCTCCTGCCACATCTTGTCCATCAGTAGTTACGTCCTCTCCACTAAGATTTTCTCTCTCTTGGTCTGTGGCTTGATGACGCATTCTCACCATCTGCAATACATTAGTAAACATGCCGCCAGTAAATCTTGATTCGCATATGAACACTTTGTACTTGCCTTCGAAAAATGCCGCATCTTGTATTTTGAACAGTCCTGTTCGGTCATCTAGATCAGTAGGTGTTTTAAAATCAACCTGTACATACACTTCGTATTCATCTGTTGTTACTGCACCGAATCTGTCAATGCTTGGGGATCCTTCCTCAAACGAGTCTTTATAGGATTCATTCAACACACTTTTTTGTTCAATCCACACAGGATCACCAATTATTTCCATCGTGGTGACTAACAAGTCAGCGGATGGGTCTTGTATTATTTGTTCGAAAATAGTTGCAACTTCGCCGTTGACTGTGTTGAGATCAGCAATGAATCCATCTTTGTATTGTCTTTCTGCTTCTTTTGAAACTTGGGTAGTGCCTAAACCTTTGGCTCCTGTGGTGTTTTCTTCTGTGTTCTCATTTGGCCTATTGCCAGACTTTGTGCTTGTTGATGCATCATCATTACCACCTTGTTTGAAATAAGGAATAGCTTGATAAAAAGCAAACTTGTAGGTTACGTTAAAATCAATAATGTCCTTGTTTTGGCCAGTGTACAAATATTGATACTTTCTAACTGGAATCACATTGCTGGCAAGATCAGAGGCTTCTTTTTTAAAATAATTAGAAGTGGCTTTGAATCCTCTTAATACCCATATGAATTCATATTGTGGCCTGTTGCCGCCACCACCCTCTTTGGTTATATCAATTTTTAATCTTGTTGCTGTTCGCAATGCCTTTAAAAATTCTCTGTTGCCTTTGGGCTCACCGTTTTCATCAAATTGGTTGCGATAAAATTCACTTTCCCTCACCACTGCTTCAATAAAAGCTTGCATGGCTGTGCCAGCAGGCACAGTGACCTCACGCAGATTTTGTGATCTAGCCGACGGTGATTCAACATTAGATATGTTGAATACATTTGATGAGGATGCATTTTCATTATAAGGAATCTTTGATTCTATTATTTCAGCATCTGACTCATCAATACCAAACGTGTATACATCTGGATCAATTATTCTTTTGTCTTGTTTAAGTTTTTTCAAAGTGTCATTATGCTTGTTGAAAAAATCTTCACATAGTTCTCCCACTGTGCTACCATTTACAGTTATAGTTTCTTGGGTAACACCATGCAGTTCTGTGGTGGCTAGATGCGTGGCAGGCCTTGCCTGGACCTGGTAAGTGGTTACTCCAGCTTCTACCCGCATTTCAATAGCATAAATGTGTATTGGAATCACCCTTGTCGAAAAGCCTATAGGTGCGCCTGATGGATTTTGTTTATCATCAACTCCTTTGAATTCTATTTTTAACTTGAAAACCGCTTTGAGATGGTTTTCATATCCAAGTGTTTGTGCAGCTGTGATCAGAGCATCAACAAAAGAGGTGCCATATGGTTCAGTCACATCAAACATTACATTGAACACTGTGCCTGATTTTCCTTCAGATGTAGGTGATACAGTGTTGCGAACCACAAGATTATCAATGTAATAATCATTTCCTAACACGTTTTCGACGGGTGAATTTTTGCCTCCACTACGAGCAATAATTATTTCAGGTCCTGTGAAGCCATTATTAAATCCTTCAAAATTAAGACATCCCAGTGTAATAAGGTAGTTGACTGGTTCAAAGTCATGCAAAGGATTGGTTCTAGGTGGTGTTTCAGATGGTTGTGCATTTGAAGTGGTGCTGGATTCGGATGCTAATTGATTGCCAAAAGGTGCAAAATTTGTTTGTGGTGCACCCACAACATCAATCAATGCATTGTTTTTTTGCACAGCATTGATGTCATCAAGCACCAATTTGTTGGGAGCAGGTTTGGTTGTGTCGCCAGATCTTTTCAGAAATCCTTTGTCATCCACACTGGCAATTTTTTTGTCCAAAGACGTATTGCCAGTTGACTGGAAATTTTTAAGTCTGTTTGTCATGGTTAGATGCCCAGATATTTTTCTAGTGTGGTTTTTTTTGGTATGCGTATTGAAGTGCCTGCCACAAAATCATTGATTGGATCTTGAATTGTGTCCATGTTGCGATGCATGAACACCCACCACAGTTTTGAAGAATTGTATAGATCATGTGCAAGTAGATCAGGCCTGTTGTCATAGAAAGAATCAATTTCATATAATATGTCATCTGGTTCAAAGGCAAACAGTCGCTTGCTGAGAAATCCTAGTGTTTCATTGCCCTGCCTAGTGGTGTAATATGGTGATGTTTTTGCATACTGTGCCATTAGATAAATCCTTTGTTTTTGGTCAATGAGCCTGAAGCAAAATCTTTAAGATTGAATTGCTTGGAAATTTTGTTGCGTGAGTACACTGGTACCACAGTGATTGATATCAAAGAATCTGTTGGCACATAATTTATAGATCCACTGCTTTCAACAGCAGTCAATGGATCACCGCTTATGGCTTGTTGGCCTGCAGGATTTTCTCCATAACGGGGGTCATTGAAACCGCCTGGCCTTAGTGCTCCTGCGCCTGTGGTGAGTGGTTCTCCTGTTGCTACATTCACTCCAATGTAGTCAACCTGTTCTCTCAATTCAACTGTGAAGTTTGTGATCACAATGGGAACATCTTTGTACACATAATCACCATATCCGTTCAGTCTGCA